TATATAACCAAGAATTTTATTTGTAAATACTTTAATTAAATATTTTTATAAATATAAGCTTTTATCATTACTTTTGTTTATTGTTTAGCAAGAGTAAGTTACCCTGCAATTTCATATTGCTACCCTGCGTTATCTAAGTTGTTGTCGTTATCATTACCTATACTAGCAGTTTTACGACTTCCCTCAAGAGGATTGTCTAGCTCTTGTCCAGCCTTGCTTGTATTGTCCGTCAATAACTCTGACAAATCTGCATCTTCAGGTAGTGAATCTAAACCAATAAGATTTAGAACACGGTTAACAACAGGAAGAGTCTTAGGTAAGATACCAATACTGCCAACACGTTGTAAGAATTTTGACGTATCCTCTAATGAAACAGACTCAAGATCATCAAACTCAATGTAAGGTAAACGAGTTAAATTCCAACGATTCATTCGACCAATCATAGGGATCAAATGTTGGTTGATTACGTTACAAATCTCTTTCAACTTAGCTTCAATAGCAATAGCTGATAAACTGTTCTTGATATTACCTAAAGCATAACTACCTGTACTACCTTGACCCATTACGAGTAAATCTGCACTCAAAGCTGTTAAGATAGCATTGCTGTAATACTGTTTAATACTTGATGTGTCGTAAGCTTTACCACCTTCATTCTTTAATAATTCAAACTTAAACAAAGGTTGCTTAGTGTTCTCATCATAAGCTAGAGGTAATACCATACCTGATTGCTGATTCTGTTGAATGTTACGAACAATGTTCTTCCACTCTTGGTATTGAGCTTTTGTAGATTCATCAGCATCTTCTGCCATCACTTGAGGAGGAATCCATGCAACAGGAACTCCCGAAAGATCACGATTTAACCCCACGCTTTCAAGTTCTTCTACAGCACTCTTATACTTCCACGGGTAGTAACAGCCTTTCAATGGAGAATCACCAACAGGAGAGTCTTTCTTCTTACCTAGACGAAACAATAAGAACTTGTTACGAGGTAATGTAATCTCTTCACCTTTAGATGAAAGTAATACTTGTCCACGTTTACCTGTCTTAGCTACTGTTTGTGTTAAACCAATAAGGTTTTGTTCATCATCGTAGTTCCACTTAGAAATACTGTCTTGAGAACGAATTGGTAACTTACGGATACCAACCTTACCATCGTTATACTTACTACCTTTTGAGTAAAGTCGTCTACGAAGGATAATCTCATTAACACAGAACCCATATTGGTTCATACTTGCAACTTCTTGAACAAAGTCTTGCCAAGATTGGTTATCCATATCATCTAAGCATTCTTTGAAGAACTGAGCATATTCTTGCTCTTGTTCATTTGCTTTAGGGTGTGGTTTAACTTCGACATTAGCTTTAAGCATCATGTGTTCATAGTAGTTTAAAGCAGAAGCTACTGTAGAATCGTAACCCATTTGTTTATAAGTTAAGATGCTTTGAGGAAATTGTAACTCTCGTTTAATCTCTTCGTTGATCTGTCCGTTGTTTACCTTTAAACCAGTGTAACCTAATTGCTCAATTGTAAATCTTAAAGATTCTTTAGATGCTTTGGTAACATCCACTATATCACTCATGTTTTGTTCCTTGCATTAAAAATCTCTTGAGAATGGGTTTGATTGTGTAAACGAGGTAAGACTAATTGATGGTAAAGCTAATTGCTTACTGATGTAGTTAAAAGCATCTGATGTAGCATCGACCATATCGTCATGTCCTTTACGACCACCATCAAAACTTTCTAATTCAGAGATATACACTTTATTCCACGGTTCTTCTATCGGTAAACCATGATCATCAACATACTTCACATAACCTGCCTCTGCCATTGAAGCAAACGCACCGAAACGCAATACTTTGTTAGCTTTTGGTTTAATAAGTTTTACAGTAAAACCGTGTTCTGCTAACTTAGCTTGGACGGTCTTAGCGTAGCTCTGACTGCTTGCACCAACGTCTAATGGTAAGGTGATGATTGTATCTCTACCGTCTTCCATAGCTGTTCTTAGAATCATCTCTTCAACGCCTAGAAACTTCTTACGGAAACGAATTACGTTCTCAATTGTGTATACTTTGTCTTTATCTTTAGAAATAAGAACCCCTGCTGTGTAGTCAGGGTCTTTATATTTCTCACTCGGTTCAGATGCAGCTAAATCCCAAGAACGTACTCTTTGTACAGCTTTAATATTCGGATGACTTACTTTCTGAACCCAATCTTGCTTGAAGTAACCAGTAGACTCTTCACGAGCTGTCCAACTACCAAATAGTAATCGATCTTGCTCTACACGAGATAATGCTTTTAAGCTTGAGATATACGATGGATCAATGTAAGGGTTATCGTAGATTGTACTACCAATAACACACATTGACTTAACACCATTGTCTTTAGCTGTTCCGTAGACTACTTCAGCTTCTTCTCTTGAATCGTACCAATCAAAACCACCATCACGTAGTTTAACGAAGTAACGTGTTACTCCACGCTTCTCAGGGTCAGGAATACCTGTATCAGGGTCTAACCACCACCATATCCAATCTTTCAAAAATGAATCACAGTGAGGGTTTGTTGCCATACACATAGTTGATTTATGATAACCAACAACGCCTGAGTTACGGTTACGAGATAAGAGATATGTAATCATCTCTTCTGTAAATTCTGTTGCTTCATCGAAAGCAATATAATCAGCTTGTAAACCTTTAAACTTCTCTTTAGCTGCTTCGTTCTCATAGTGAGAAAACTGTAAAGAAGCTCCTGTAGAGAAGATTAGTTTACGATCTTTAATCTTAATCTTTAAGTTAGGGTCAATCCTACTATATAATGCAATAGCATCATCCCAAAGACCGCCTTGTTGTAATAACTGTGTAGATGTTCTACGGAAGATTACACCCCTTGAATAAGGGCAATTAATAAACCTTAACCATCTTAATAAAATAGAATATGATTTACTACTACCAGCACTACCACTGGCAATAGTAATATCTGCCTCAGAGTTAATGAATAACTCTTGTGGTTTACTGGCAGGAGCAATTACATCTCTTTGTTTTTCTTCTTGCATTGCTTACCTACAAAATAAGGGAGGGCTTACTTAGCCCCTCCCTCTAAAACTTTAAAGGAAATTAACGGAGTTGAATCAGACTTATCGTCTTGATCATCACCATCTGAACTTCCACCATTCACTGGCTTATACAAATCATCCATCATGTCTTGATATGTTTTCATAATGAATACAATAGCTTTCATACGCGTAGCTTCTGTTGTTCCTTCTGAATCAATCAGGTCATTTAGTTTTATCATTGCTTTGTTATTTAACGGTTTTAAACGTCTAAGAATTTGTTTAAATTCTTTTTCCCTAATTTCTTCACCAGTAAGAGACTTAGGATTAACCAAGTCCTTACCAGTTCCACGACCTTTCGGGTTTCCACTTTGTCCTTTGACAAAAGGCATTATATTTCTCCTGCCAGAGGCGTTTGATTAAAGGTATTTTACAGCCTTGACTTATTAGAAAGCTCTTGATAAATTTTACACGGTTGCGCCTGTTGAATCTACCCATACCATCGGATTTGTCTGCTTCACAAAAATTGGCTTGATTAGCGTCGTATCGAAGTATTGCTGCCCAGAATACAAAACAGCATCCGCCAAAGCAGTCGGTAGTATTGGTCTTTGTGCGGTAGTCCCTTTCGCCAGACCTTGCCAGCTATTTCTACCAATGTTAATAATCGGAGAACTTGTTGTTGCTGCGAAATGAATAGGCCTTGCTACAGTAGAAGGTATTGAGTTTTCAAAAATATTAACAATGCTTGCGGTCGGCATGTTGTCAATTCGAATGCCGTTTTTAAACTTGTTTTTATCAATATTAATTACATGCTGCCCTGTTGTAGTTGGCGGCTGAACTCTTACAGCTAGATTAGTCCCAACATGACCAATATTGTTGTTCTCAATATTTATATGTCCATTATTTGCGGTGATGTAAATATCGGCAAACTGTGATGTCGTTGCAGTTCCTGTAACACTATTTCCAATAACATCTAGCTTTTTGGCATCCCCACCATAAACATAAATTACTGCCGTTGGTGCAATTACATCGATAAACTCATTGTTAATGATCTTTAAATCTTCGGTTGTAAACTGAATGTATATCAATGATGGAGATATTTGTGTTGACGGAACAAAATCAGGGGTATGAATTAGCCTATTGTTCATTACAGAAACATGGTCTACATTCCATAATTGACATAGATTTCCAACATCGACGCAGATATTTTCACCGACATAGATTTTTGAAGTTGGTGCATCTCCTGTTGACAAGTCACCCTTTTTAATATTTGCGAGTTGTCTGCAATTTTTAGCCGTATTTTTATAAATAACTACATTTGTACCGCCACCATAACAATCTACACAATCTCCTTGTGTTTCAAATCCACCCAGATTTTCAAAGTGGTTATTGTAAATAAACACACCTGAATTTACATCACCTGTGATTTTAATACCGTCAATTAGGCTGTTTTTAATAGTATTTAGATAAATATAAACATTGCTACAGCCTTGTAATTGAATTCCTTGATTTTGCATTGCCCCTAAGTCAACTGTATTTTTATATATCTGAACTTGTTTGCAATTTTTCGGAGTAGAGATTGCTGATGTATTTGTCTGATTTTCAAATATCTGGATATTCGTTGAATTTTCAACATCAAAAAGAGTGGCGTTAAGTCCGCTTGAAAAACCTGTATAATCATGCTTAAAACCAAAGGCTCTTACATTTACTGAGTTTTTTATAATAAATGGTTTTGTTGCAGATCCAGTTACTGTCGTATTTTGAGCTTTAATTTCAAAATCATTGAACCCATCAAGTGTTATTGAAGATGAGCCAGACATAGATGCACCGTCAAAATAAATACCTTTATGATATTTACAAACATTAATTGCATTTTGAATGTTTGCTGAGTTTGCCATATCACCGAACCAAGTTGCAAGAGGTAATCCTGAAAATATGCGCTTCCAGCACCCTAAACTTGAGGATATAAAAGTCGCTTTGATGTAAATTCCCTCATTTACATCTAGTAACACCATTGAAGAATAGTCACCAACGACCCACTGAAAATATCCTGCTTTATCTTGCAAATAATATAAGGTGCCACTAGATGGTTTTAAGGATTTTAGTTTTATAATTGTCAATGCTTCCGAATCAAATAACCATCCAGTCATATCAGTGTTCGGATTTGCAGTATTATTAGTTACGGTTGATCGAACAATGTTTCCATCCGTAAGCATAACCCTTTTGTTGATTGGGTAGCCGTTAGTCTGTAATCCCCAATAATTGATCTTACCAAATTCATCTAAACCAGCTTTAAAATCGTATAAACCTAATGTAGCTGTTCCACCACTTGCAATCATTTCTTATTCCTTTTTATTATTGTTCAGATGTTAGGACAGTTACTGTGATATTTGATGCAGTTGGACTCCAAGCCCAAATAGGGAAACCCGCAGACACTTGTAAATCATTCTTTAGAATAGTGCATGCTGGTGTAGTTGAAGTGTTTGGAGGAGTTGCGGATGAAGATACAGTGAATTTAGTTCCAGTACCAACAATCTCTTGAACATACGCAGCGCGTGTTCCATCTAATATCTTTGTTGGTGTTGTTGTTAAGATGAAGGTTTGAGCTGCCATGATTTATCCTTTATTATTCTTATATAAGTAGTGTACTAATGACCACCCTACCTGTCTTAGCACTGAAAGCACATAATAGTGACATTGCATCACTTCAGCTTTCCTCTCCACAACTCCTGTTAGGGAATCTTATTATTTATTGTTATTTTCTTTCTTGTTATAAAACTAAATTGTTGATTGGCAACGTGCGAATAGTTGCTTTACATTGGTCGCTACTGCTGTTAATCGGTCACCAATGTTCATATTTTTACCGTATCGCCTACGGACACAATCAACAAAACTTTTAATCTAATAGATGGGATTCTTCTGAGGGGTAACACAACCATAAAACATTTGCTGTTCTACAATACCCTCAAACTTAATATTCTTATTATTGTTATCAGCAGAGCTGTAATAACTATCACGTAAGATTTTATCTACTTCATATCTACACACATTACAGAATGTCTCTTCTACAAACGACCCATCTTCTAACTTTCTTTTACCTGTTGGTCGTATAAGTATACGATTGCAACAAGTGCATCTTCCAGACATAAACATAATTCCTAATTATTATAATTTTATTGATGAAATGAACTGTGACTGGTGGACTTGAACCACCGACCTACGGATTAGTGTCCGTTGCTCTAACCAACTGAGCTAAGTCCATGTTAAGACTTTCTAAAACCGTTGTACACCGTTCCTAGTAGTTTCCGCTCACTTCATTCACTTCTCAATAAAATTGCTAGTTTAGCAGATTGCTAGACTTTCCTAGCAGTCAACTTACCTAGTGCGTTTCCAATCACGTTATGGAGGAGCTAGGCGGTGTAGCATTTCTACTAGACCTTTAAAAGTAATCGTGCGTCAGTACGTGACAACCGATACACTAACCGAAGTATTAGTTGACCTTTGTGTACGGTGGAAGGTCATAACACCTTTGCATTTTACTATCTAAACACGTTCTTCTCTGTGCAAAACGCTAGAGTTGTAGTTTAGTATGAAGGTAGTGGAACACCTATATCTGAAATGAGGGTGGTATTTTGTTAAGGTGAATACCGCCAAAACACCTGTTTAAGTAACCAAACAGTTTGAGCATTTACCGAAGTATCTAGGCTTGTTTGGTGTTGTTAACAATCCAAGTATTTGAGCATCGTATGTCTAATCGGTAATCGTCACTACCTTTCATACCAGCAGAATGCTAAAGTCACATTCTTCTAAGCTTCTTGGATATTCTTTGAATATGGAGCGGAATTATTAGAAATGCTCTAACTCTCGATTCATAAACTTAACTATTCGTTTACTTCACTACACCATCTTGGTTTCCGCATTAAGTGGTCTCGTAGGAGAGCTTCGAACTCCCAACCAACTGTGTAGTTTTACAATGCATAATCTTCATCGTATATCGCTTTAGATAAAGTGTTTTTACTAACTCCGAAAGTCTGGCTAGTCCAGCTATGCCGTACACCTTATCACCCTTAACAAACAAACTTCTTATCTCAAGAACTTCTTCATAACTTAAAGCTTTACTTTTAGCTTTAAGGTTAGTTGATAGCTTTCCGTTACACGACCTGCTACAAATTGATCTTGAATTTCTTATGTTCCTAACTTCTCTTTCAAAATCTTTACCACAACAAATGCAAGAAAGCGTCCTAACACTCCGACCAGTTGTAACCTCTTTGGTTGTTTTCTTTAGGTGTTCTTCTTTGGTCAATATTTGTAGATTCGAAATTTCATCATTATTACAATTACCATCAATATGATCAACCTCATAGTCATTTGACAACACGTACCCAATTTTAACACACATTAAATATCTTGCGTAAGAAACTGTCGTTCTATCATTTCTACTATTAATCAAATCAACCCTTCTTCTACCCTTACTGTCTTCCCTAAGATAGGCTTTTCTGTAGAGGGTGTTAAAGAATGTTTCTCGATATTAACTTGGTTGTGGAGTCCTCACAGTGAATCGAACACTTCGGCTACCTTCCCTCTGTTTAATGCCACAAACTTATTCTAAAGGAAATTTTGAATAATCAGAAAACATCTTAACTTCTACACTAAGAATACCACTTACACCAACTTTAGGAGGTTCAACTCTCAATGTTGCTGAGTTGTTTAAGTGTTTAGTATATTCGCTAGTAAGATAAGCGCAAGATTGTATATCAGGACAGTAAACAGCTATAACATCAAAATCACTGTCTTTGTATCGTTTTGTAACAGAACCTTCTTTACTCAAGAAGCTTGTCTTTAACGGAACAGTAACAACACCTTTTGATAGTTTTCTGTACTTAACTTGAACCTTATAGAGTTTCCCACTAATAGGACTAAACGCCACTAAATCAAATGGTAGATGTTCAGAGAAAGGGGTTAGTATTTTAAAACCCTGCTCTGATAAATCACACATAACTTTGATTAAGCCTAAATCACCTTTATCTTTAGTATGATGCAAAACAACCTCCAATCTGCAAAGCTCCACGTGTAGGGATCGAACCTACCTATATACGGTGTAGAAAACCGTTGCATATCCAATCTGCCAACGTGGAGCTTTTGTAGAAGATTCGTGAGGGGAGTAAGGACAATAACAGTTCCGCTTACGATTATACGGACTACCTAGCAATCATATCAAAGTAAGGAGATGAACTTCAATATGAACGAGTAGCGACATAGGAGATTTGGTTAGGGAGGTGGTGACTCCCTTAATGTGTCATAGAGCTTAATTCAGCAACACGTTATCAAGGGAGTAGGAGAACTCCGATATAACACCTTAACCAAACAAGAAGTAATGCATGTTTTCTTGTGGGTATAGACACAGTTTAACATAAGTTCATATGGTGTCAACCCCTTTCAGGTTGATTCTTGCACAAAACACAAATATTTTTATCTTTTTACACCAAAAACAGGTTAAATCTGTAGAAATTACACCAAATTAACAAGAAACACCAAAAGATTGAGTTTAATTGAGTTTGTTGTGTTTAACTCAATCAGGTATCTTCTTAGCACCTAGTACACCAAGCAGATCGCTATGCTCTAACACCAAACAAGTATGATCTTAAACCCAAACAAGACAACACCTAAGACAGGTATATAAATCTAATTATATCTAGTACAGTATGTAATACTTAAAGTATTCTTTAGATATACATAAGTTATACTTACAGTAAGTATTTATATTAAGTATATTATTAGTATATAAATATTATTTATATTTAGTTATATATATATAATTATATAAAAGCTCTTGAATCCTAGATAGCTCATGTATTCAATATATTAATATTATTTAAACTAGATAGATATATCCAACCCCGTAACCCCTATGTCCCCATATTAACCCCTCTTGTTGAATCTTGTCAAGCTTTATTTTTTGTAACAATGGTGTGTTTTTAGATAAGGTATTGTTTTTGCTGTATTTAAAATAATTTAAATGTTTGTGTGCTAGAGGGGTTGACGTATTGAATTTAGTGACATATACTAGTAAATGTAAACAAGAAAACATAAGAGTTAGGAGACTTGTGTTTTAAACTTAATTCTAAAGGGGAGGTTCGTATGAAGTACGAAGGAAAGATTTTTAAAACTATCAAATATGGCGACTTGGTAGTAACCAAGTATATCAATAATCACAATGTATGTGTTAAGTTCATAAACACTAACTATGAAACAACAGCACATATCTGCCATATAAGAAACGGACTAGTTAAAGACAGGTTATTCCCAAGCCTACACGGTGTTGGTGTAGTTGGTGATGCTTCAACTACTGTTGGTGGTATAGTTTTAAAAGAGTATGCCCTATGGAAAGGGGTGATTGGAAGGTGTTACGATAGTGAATTTCACAAAAAGTCTCCTACATATGCAGATTGCTCGGTTTCAGAGAAATTTAAGTATTACCCATACTTTCAAGAGTGGTGTAATAAGCAAATTGGATTTAACGAAGATGGTTGGCATTTGGACAAAGACATCTTAATTAAAGGTAATAAAGTATATAGTGAAGACGCTTGTTGTTTGTTCCTCAAGAGATTAACGGATTGTTTATTAAAAGAGATGCTGCTCGTGGCGACTTACCAATAGGTGTTTGGTTTGATAAGCAGAAAGGAAAATATCAAGCTGATGTATCTGTGGGGCGAAAGAAGAGAAAGCGTTTAGGTTCTTTCTCTACACCAGAAGAAGCATTCCAAATCTACAAAGAAGCTAAGGAAGCTTATATTAAAGAGGTGGCTAACAAATGGAAAGATCAAATTGATAACAGAGTTTACGAAGCTCTTACTACCTATGAAGTTGAAATTAACGATTAATTAATTAGAGAGGAAATTAAACATGGCTACAACATTAAACCACGATAACTCAATCACTGTAGTAGCTTACAGCTTGGCAGAGTTTGCATTTGAATTAACAGATATGGGTGCAAAAGGTTATACCGTAAGCTACGAAAATGATAAGTACCCGTTTGGTGGTATTTCTGGAAGCATGTTCCAAGCGATTCTTGTACCACGACATGGATATTACATCGACAAAGAAGGTAATCATGTAAACGTACCGAATACATCACAGGAAACAGCTCTAAAAGACGATTCTAGCGATGTTAGTGGTGTAGGTGGTACAGACGTAGCTGAAACTGCAAATACGGTTAAAACAGCAGTAAAACGAACACCAACAAAGAAATCTACATAGAGGTTTAATATGATTATAACTAATATTTCACGTTCTGAGATGCTAAGACTAACTCAGACATCGTTTGGTACTCAAATCTTATTGTGTTTTAATAGTCCTCAAGAAGTACGACATGAATTAGGCAATTTTGTAAACTTCTTGAGAGACGAGCAAATAGACTTTACTGTTCGACACCATCAAGGTGAGATTGATTTAGAAGGTTCAAAGTTGATGTTTAAGGTTGTGTCTGATGAGAGTGTTAAAGAGAAACTAGTAGGGATATTAGTTAGTTCTGTCATTTTAAACGATGTAAAACTTTCAACAAGTAGTATTCTCCAACTTCAACACCGTTGTTGGAGATAAACATTAAATAACACCAACACACCTATTGCTAATCGTATTTAGGTGTGTTAAGTTTAGTGTTACTTTAAAACCTTAGATAGTGCATAACAATTTAATTATTTAACAAGGGTGTAGGAGAATGTAATATGTCAAATTCAGCGCAACGGTATAGCGGTCATGGTGATCGAGGTGTAAAAGGGAATGGTAAGCATAACAATCGCAGTACCAATAACCGTGAAAACAAGAAGAATCATGTTGGAGGTAGTGAACCGAAGATGAAATGGGAAGAAGATCGTCAGCAACGTGGTAAAGCAATTCATATTCAACCAAAGAATCAACACCAAGAACAATTCTTAAACAGTATGCGACAAAATATCATCACTATTGGTACTGGTAGTGCAGGGACAGGTAAGAGCTACTTAGCTTGCCGATACGCTGCTTCTGAATTGTTATCAGGTAATATTGAAAAGATTGTGATTACTCGACCTTATGTTGCTGTGTCAGGGCGTACTACAGGGTTTAAACCAAACTCTGATCTTGAGAAGCTACGTCCTTTTGTGTTACCTCTGATTGGCTATTTATCTGATGTGCTAGGTAAAGGTATGGTTGAGGAACAACTACTACTTGCTGACAAGATTGAGTTAGCCCCATTGGAATCAATTCGTGGTCGTAGCTTTGATAATTGTATAGTAATTGTTGACGAATCTTCTAATACCACTATTGGAGAGATGCAAGCACTAACAACACGACTTGGTGAAAACTGTCGTTTGGTCTGTATAGGTGATAACGCCCAGTCTGACACAAAAGATAACGGTTTAAAGTGGTTTGAGGGTGTTGTGTTAAAACATTATATCCCTGATGTTGGTGTTATTCGATTCAACCATGATGATATTGTTCGTTCTGAGATGGTTAAGCAACTGGTTATTGCATTTGAACGAGAAGGTGGTTATGTCAGTTAGTATTAATATTGGTGATAAAATAAATCGACTTACTGTAATTGGTAAGTCCTTTATCAAAAATGGCAGAGCTTACACACCTTGTAAATGTGACTGTGGGACAGTCAAACAAGTCCGTGAAGATGCTTTAAAGAGTGAGGAAAGGGTTTCTTGTGGTTGTTTTAGATTAGAGAGACTTCGTGAAACTATTTCAACACATGGAAAGATGGGCACTAAGTCTTACGGAACTTGGGAAGGTATGTTACAACGGTGTAATAATCCAAATTCAGTAGGTTATCCTGATTATGGAGGTAGGGGTATTACCGTCTGTAAAAGATGGTTGTCTTTTGAAGACTTCCTCACAGATATGGGTGAACGACCAGAGGGTACATCATTAGACCGTATTGATATTAATGGAGACTACTCTCCTGAGAATTGTCGTTGGGCTGATGCAAGTGTGCAAGGGTTTAATCAACGAAAAAGCACAAACAATACATCTGGTCGAACAGGAGTTTCTTGGAACAAACAAAAACTTAAATGGGATGCCTACATTATGAAAGACCGTAAGAAGATTAATCTAGGTAGGTTTGAAAAGAAAGAAGATGCAATCCTTGCTAGAGAGCAAGGTGAGCTTAAATATTATGGTTTTATAAAGGAGATTTAAAATGATTACACAGCAAAAATTTATAGATGTTGTTAGCACACTAACAGAAGATGATTTCAAAGAAGCTCAAGATTTGATTGAACAAATCGGTCAGTTGTTTGAAGATGAGACATTGCGTGAATACTTTAGTCAAGATTCGCTTGAAACTGTACTAAGTTTAATTAATAATAAGTACAGTGATGAAGTAACGATTGCTGTGTTAGTGTCTAAATTCAAATAGGGAGGTTTAAAATGATTTATTTTGTGTTTTGGTATTTAGTTAGTGTAACGGTATTATCAACAATTTACCAGTTTTATAGATTGACTACACTGAATACAGAGAAGGCTTCTAAATTGGGTTTAATAATTGGAACTAACTTTAGGTTTGTTGTTTTCCTGTACTTCTTGTATACTGTTTACCCATTGCTAAGTTTAATTAAATAAGGAGAAAGAAATGAAACATAAAACTTTAGGTAAAGTTGGTAAAACCACAAACAATTCAGATTTTGATGTGTTTCCGATGCTCCCGTTAGATAAACCCAACCGTCTACAGGTTAAAGAAACGACATTTAATACTTATGATTATAAGCTGTTTGGTGAAATTACAGAGGTAGACGATTACTTCGATTTAATTGACGCTCTGAACTATGCTTCACCTGATGATGAGTTTATCATCCGTATTCACTCAGGAGGTGGGTTACTTGGTACAGCAGACGTAATCATCAATGCGATTCAGAATACACAAGCACGTGTTCATGGACATATTGAAAGTTTGTGTGGTAGCGCTTCAACAATCATTTTCCTGAATTGTCATACATACTCTATCTCCCCACGAGCTGAGTTCTTCGTGCACACAGCTTCGTCAGGTACGATCGGGAAGGAGCATGAGAACTACGCTTCAATTATGTTTGATCGCAAACGTGTACACAAGATGATTCGAGATGCTTATGAGGGACTTTTGACAGAACAAGAGATTGATGATGTGTTGAAAGGTCAAGACTACTACTTTGATGCGGAGGAACTGGGTGAACGATTAGAAGCTTACACAGAGTTTCAACAGAAGAAGTTTGAAGCTGAGTTTGAAGCTGAATTAGAAGCTTTTCAAAAGGAACAGGAAGATGACATTGAAGGAGCTTACATCAAACCTAAGAAAAAGAAGATTCTTCCATCTTAATTAATATTGGTTGACACAAAAGGATAAGGTGACGTATGATTGCCTTATCCTTTTTATTTGAATGGAGATATAATGAAACCTAATCAAGAAATTCCACCGCCACCGCTTCCACCACCGATCAGAGTAATTAAAGGTGATAAACTTGTGATTAAAGATGTTGTTGAACAAGAGAAACATAAATGTACTCTAGCTAAGATTAAGAAACGTGAAGATTCAATTACACGAAAACAATTCCTTAAAGATTGTTATAAGTTTTGGAAAGAGTATAAGAAAGTTGAGAGTCCTTACTTTTGGTGGTTAGATTGGTTTAGCATTTGGAACTTAGATGAAAAATACTACCTAGACTGGTACAGACTTGGTGCGCCAAAAAGTTATAAAGATAACAGTTGGTTCGAAAAGAAGTGGGTTATAGAGGATTATGATTTTTGTTGTGTAAATGTCTACAGAAGAGCTGATCCAAACTTAGATTATATACTACGTTTTATCGTAACAATTCTAATTATTACAGGAATTGCTTTCCTAATACCTACACTTGTGATATTCTTTTTACAAGTTTTAATTGTAGCTAGTATATTCTTAGTGATATTGTTTGTTTTAAGTTTATTTTATAAAGGAGATAAAGAGTGAAATATATTAAGTATTTGCAGCAGATGGTCAAAGTGAATTGCAAGTAATTTTGGACAAGTATTGCTCCAAATATAAGCACAACATAATTCAACAATGTTCTAGTGTAGCTTATGATTTTGACGCAAGTTTCGGAAGTACTAAGGCAAAGTACCTATTAACAGTAACATTTGATGATCAGGAGAGTTAAAATGAGTTGTTTAAATAACGGTAAACCTTGTAATTTACAAGTAAACGGGTATAAAATATTTGACATTGACGATGATGGCGTCTATATCTCTAAGTCTAAAGAAGATTTATTGGAGAACTTCTTAAAATACGGAAGTACGCAAGAAATTTATGGAGTATCTGAAAAAGAATTACTCGAAGAAATGAGAGAAATCTCTTTATGTTCAAATGAAGCTCGTAGAGAACGTAGTTGGGATTCAGATGATGTACGATGCTTGTATGATTTATACAAAGAGTCTGCTTTATCTGATCAAGGAACACAGATGTTGTTAACTTATAATTTATGAGAGGATTAAGTTATGTTAAAACTACTACGAAGGTTATTCTGTATACCTCATCGCTGGGAATGTGAGAGCTGTATTCTGACAGACGAGTGGTATGAAGTATGTAGAAAGTGTGGTAAAATACGAAAGATTAAGAAAGTTATTATTTAAGGAGATATGTTATGCAACTTTTATATATTAATGCTGATTTCGATGATAACGGATTAGAAACTGAGATCTACGATAGTATCGAATCTTTTGTAGAAGATCGGATTGGAATTGCTTACAGCCTCATAGAATTGGAAGTACTATCTGAAGACGAGGATGACGTAGATGTAGTATTCGTATTAGATTTGCTGAAAACAGGTTTACACGAGGGAGAATGGGGTACAGAAGAAGTTTGGTTTATTGAAAATGGTAAGTTTAAACAAGGAATTTAGGAGTTTAAAATGGACACTAAAGAACTAGAAGCTTTCAAGAAATTAAAAGATGGTCTTATGTCAATAAACGGAGCATTGACTAAATTAGGTAAAGATAAAGATGATTTAATTGTTTGTTTACCTAACAGCGAATTTGCATATTTTAAAACAGTCCTAGATAGTGGGGTTAGTTCAGCAAGTAACTTTTATACAAGAGTATCTGACGATGAGTTCCAATTATCAGGTATTCGTATTAAGAAGTATTGAGGATTGTTAAATGAGTAATCAAGTTAAGAAAGCTATGCTATTCGCACAAGATAAGCATAAAGGACAAAAGTATGGAAACAAAGATTACTTCTTATACCATGTATGTAGTGTAGTATACTCTCTTGATGGTTCAATTAATCAAGAATATTGCTATGGAGCACACAAGGAAGAAATCTTAATCTCTGCTTACCTACATGATTGTGTTGAAGATTGTGATGTAACAATTGAAGAGATTAGTAAAGAGTTTGGAACAAGTGTAGCACTTTATGTTGACTGCTTAACTAAACGTAAAGGTGAGTCAAGAGAGGCATATTTAGAGCGTGTATGTACATCACCTATAGCTGCACTGATTAAGTTACACGATGCTACGCAGAATGCCACACAGAGTTTGATTTGTACGGATTTGGAACGATTTGCTAAGTATATGAAATACATCGGTGTGCTGGGTAAACATATTGAGATAATGTCTAAGGAGAAATAAATGAAAATTAAACACCAGAGTAAAAGTTTAAATAGTGAGGATAAATAAATGGGTTGTAACAAACTAAATAATTACTATATAAAAGATATAGATAAAATTATTGATGGCAATATAAAACTAAAAACCAAAGGTTACGGATACTTAACAGTAACAGAGAGGTTGAGTGGTGGTTACTGCTGTGTTAAATTTGAGGATACGGGTTGGGTAACTAATGCGAAATTCGACAATATATTATACGGTAAAGTTAGAGATAAGATGGTTAGAACAGCTTATGGTGTGGGTGTCATAGGTAGTAAATATCCAACATCAATGAATGGGAAGAAGATAAGAGAATATTCACTATGGTTATCAATTCTTAGTCGAGTTTATAGTAAAAGTGAAAGGAAATCATTATCAACATATAAGGGTTGTGAAGTATCGGAAAATTTCAAATCGTATGAATATTTTTACGAATGGTGCAATAACCAAGTGGGGTTTAATTCATTAGACGAAAAAGGAAAATACTTTGAAATTGATAAAGATTTACTTATTAAAAATAACAAGGCCTATTCAGAAGACGGATGTGTATTCATACCACATTCACTGAATACTTTACTAGTAAAAAGTAACAGTATACGAGGGGAACACCTGATTGGCGTGTGTTACAATAAGAAATTAAACAAGTATCAAGCAAACATTAAAAAATATAGTAAACCCATTTATGTGGGGCTATTTGACACCGAGTTAGACGCATTTAGCGCTTACAAAGTTGAAAAGGAAATATATGTGAAAGAGCTAGCGCAAAAATACATGAATGATATTGATGAACGTTCTTATGTTGCACTATTAAATTACAAGGTTGATATAAATGATTAACAATATACGCCCACTATTATCATGTGAAGTACCTTTCGATAAGATTAAATTCCCTATCTACGTAAGTACCAAATTTGATGGTATTAGAGCTTTAGTAATTGATGGGGTTGTTTACAGCAGAAGTTTAAAACCTATTCGCAACAAACACGTACAAAAGCTTTTTGGTAAACAGGAGTACAACGGTTTTGATGGTGAACTAATCGTTGGTGATATTTATGCTAAAGATGTTTTTCAAAAGACAACATCAGGTGTCATGTCTACAGATGGAACACCTAATGTAACTTATTATGTTTTTGATGTCTTTACAAATAATACAGAAACATATAAAGAACGTCTGTACACCTTAAATGACAAACTTGTATTAGATCAATTCCCTAATGTGGTAGCTACACAACAGTGGTACATTAAAACAGAGGAAGAACTAACAAAGTTACTAAGTAAGGAGAAAGTAAAAGGTGGTGAAGGTTTGATTGGCAGGAATCCTGATGGTGTTTATAAGTATGGAAGATCAACACCTAAAGAGCAGTTATCTATTAAGTTTAAGTTCTTTCAACAAGAAGACTTTGAGGTTGTAGGGTTTAATGAACGTATGCACAACACAAATGAACAGAAGCGTGATGAATTAGGTTATGCTGAACGTAGTAGCGCAAAAGATGGTTTAGTCCCTACAAATACACTAGGTAGTTTAGTATTGAAGTATGGTGATGATACATTTAACTGTGGCACGGGTTTTTCGGATGCTCTTAGGTATGAAATCTGGTCTAATCAAGATAAGTATTTAGGAAAGTTAGCATCAATTCGCTATATGAGTGTGGGGGCTAAAGATAAGCCGAGATGCCCTTCTTTTGTTTGGTTTAGACACATAGAAGATATTAGTTAAGGAGAAGATTGAATGGGTTGGTTAATATTCGGATTACTTCTCTGCTTACTTTGTACAGTAGGGATGACAACACAAGAAATATCAGGAGACATTATGAAGATGGTACTAGGCGTTAGCATCTGCATTTTAATCGGATGGGTGTGGTGGTTGAAATGAAAGAACACGGGAACAAAAAACATGGTATGTCTCACAGTAGACCTTGGTACATTTGGGCAGACATGAAAAGACGTTGTAATAGTAACGAAAGAAAGTCCTTTAAATTCTACAAAGAAAGAGGAATTACCTACCAAAACTCATGGGAGTTTTTTGAAAATTTTTGGGATGACATGAAGCACACATATGAGAATCACTTAACTTTAGACAGAATCGACCCTACTGGGAATTACACCGTAGAGAATTGTAGGTGGATTACAAAAGAAGAACAACAGAGAAATAAAACAGTTTACAAAAGTAATAAACTAGGTGTTGCAGGGTGTTACTTATCTAAGAGTAGAGGTTCGGATATATTAGTTTGCAGTATTTCCGATAAAGGTAAAATCAAGCGTAGAGTGTTTTCCTTAAATAAGTACACTTTAGAAGAAGCTCTAGAATTAGCGAAAATTTGGAGGGATGATATTAAAGAGAAGCTTGGTTATAGCGTTTTTCATGGAGGTTGCAAATGAAAAATAAACATAAGAAAATGTATATGAATATTGCTCAGTGTTTAGCGGATTGTTCAAACGATGATCGTTTGAAAGTCGGGTCTGTTATTGTAAAAAATAACAACATAGTAAGCACGGGGTATAACGCACACACCGAGCACATCACAGCACCAAATCAACTACCCAATGGGCAAACCGACCCTCGTGTTAGGCATAGTGAGAAAAATGCGTTAATGGGTTTGATTAAAAGTAATGAAAATGCTGTTGGTGCAACAATGCTGTGTACTCATGCATGTTGTTATTTCTGCGCTATTGATATTGTAGATGCTGGAATCACGCACTTCATCTACAAGCACACTTACCGAAGTGATGACGGGTTAAAGCACTTACAACAAAACGGGGTTATTGTTGAACAAATGATTGACAACACTTAGTCAGTTGTATTATATTTGAATAACAGACTAATTAAGGAGATTTACCATGAAACTTAAAAACAAATTACTATCTATAGGTGCAATTCTACTACTCTCTTGTCAGTATTCACCAGTGTATGCACAAATAGTAGATAATACCTTAAACCCTGTTGGTGTTGAATTGACTCTCTGCGAGAGTATTGCTGAGTTTGCAGAAGATGTATCTAATGCTCGTCAGAATGGAGTTAGTTATGAAGTTGCTATTTCAGTAGCTCCTGCACCAACAACACAAGCTGAGAAAGATATTAAACTTATCTTAGATGAAATTACATACGCTGCTTGGCAATTAAATATTGTTGAGAGTAGATACGGTAAAGCTTATTTAAGTAATGAGTTTAGTAAACAAGTTTATCTGATATGTGTCGGAGATTGGATATGAGTATTGAAGCGCAAGCAGAGTTCGATAAAAATATTTTGTACATAAAAGATTGGACGGTTGAAATACACTTTTGGGATAAATGTTTTCGTTGTTCTAAATCTTATGTTGAAACAAGATGGTTTGACACATTAGAAGAAGCGATTGCGCACTGTTCGGAGAATTAGTTTATGGATGTATTTGTGTTATTATTTATTTTATCGTTTATAGCTTTAATTGTTACACTTGTTGTGATGAGCCTTTATAAAAAGCGGAAAATGAAAAGCAAAGTAGCTAAAGGTTCTAAACACATTGGTTGGGTTTCAGATATGTTAGGACAAGGTTATGAGTCTACTGAACTTTACACTGATGGAAAGATGCACGATGTTATCGTTGGTAAAACTACTTATAAGTTTGAAACTTCTTGGTATCAACGAGAAGTGAACGAAACACAAGAGAAGTGGAAAGAGACTGTACCTAAACATTCAACACGTATTAAACTACGAGCTTCTCGTAAATTACGAAATAAACAGAAGGGTAAGAAAAAATGAATGTCTTATCTTTAAAAGATCGACTCAAGTTAATTAACAGAGTGCTTAAACTGGCACTATCTAAAGACACAACTTATGTAAATTTATTGTGGAAGAATAGTGGAAGTAAGATTCCAACCCATACTTTTTATGTAGAAGGGACTGACCCTAAAGAACCGTTTTTAGAGTATATCGCAACCGTTGCAGGAAGCTCAGAGGATTTAGAATTTTTAAATAAACGAGCAGAGTTTTTTCTTGGATAAAACAACTGTCGGATATTGTCTTTTGAATAACTTAGAATTAAGTGATTACCAATATGTAGGTAAACCAATTCGTAATGTTAAGGAGTTGAAGGATGAGTAAAGTTTATATCTTAAAGTCTGTAGATTGGGAATTAAATAAATACACAGAAGGTGTATTCTCATCTTTTTCAGCAATGGTTACATGGTTAAAGAATGAACATGGTTATGAATCAGAATTAGATGAATCCTCAAACGAGATATATGGTGTATTTAAGAAAGAGACCAACCTAGAGAGTCTGATGGAGACTTTTAAACTTCATTACGAAGTGCATGACCTAATCGGAGAAACATCTCATAAAACAGATAAATTGGTGATTAAGGGGGGGGGAGGTAGTCAGTAATGTTAAGTTTAAGACAAAGGGGTTACGCCATATTTAAATCCCTGTATTTTGGAATATTACCCTCTTGGTTTTATGAAAAACATTGTCACTATTCATGTAACGGAGAAGGTATGGGCGTTAGAGCATATCTACAACACCTTTGGTTGAACCTTATCATTGTTAAATGTTTGGTGTTAAAGACTGAGCACGAATGTACTCACGATTTTCATAAAATGAAAATAAATAAGTGGTTTAGGTGGCAATATAACGATTAAATGAAAATTAGGGGACTTTATGTCCCCTTTTTCTTGCTTTATTGAAAATATGGGTGTAATATGGTTGATATATTCAATTTAAGGAGATTATTAAATGAACGCAGAAGAACACTTCTTAGCTGCACAAACATTAGTAACAGAAGAAGTAACATACTTACAAGATGAAGATGGGAACATTATGATCTTACAAGATGGTATGTATATCACTTTAACACCACAACAACAGATAGCTTTGAAATCTTTATTAGAAGCTCATATTGATACGTTACAATTTGTATGGAGTAAAGATGAAATTTAAGCATAACCAAAAGATCAAATGTATTGACGATAGTAAACAGAAAGTCTTAAAGGTAGGAGAAATCTACACAGCTGATACAACCTTTAATGCGCTAGATAATCGAGTATTTATTAAAGAGTGGAAACGGTTTTCTTTTTCTATGTCACGTTTCGAAGTTGTTGAGTAGGAGATGAATCATGAGTTTTGGTTCAAGCAGTGATGAGATAATTAAGTGGGTAAAGGAAGATGTCTACCAGCAAGCAATAAATAAAGCTGTAGTTGAAGGCGTTACATCTAAAGATATTGAAGACTTATACGATGAGTTAGAGCGTATCGACAAGTTAGAAGATGTATAGAACGAATGAATGGATAGAGTTAACCACTCTCTTTTTATTTGACACACAGAAATGAAATATGTATAATCAATTTAATTAAACAAAGGAGAATTTTAATGTTTAAAAAACTTTTTAGAAACCGAAAACTGGATATAGTTCCACAAGACCACACGCACTATGAAAAAATGAGAACATATAACATCTATTGGAAAATAGATGGTGAAGATGTCTACTTATGGAACGGAGTTGGACACTACTGGCAACAAATGTTCTATGTTGATATTGAGAAGTATCAAGAAAAGCTTATTAGTGCAAAAACAGAGGAGATATGAAATGCAAGGTTACGGTCAAGTAAACATGAAAGGTAAGTTGACTAGACGACTAGGTTGTAAATGCTGCACTGCCTTCAACTTTACTAAATTAAATAGATATTCAAAAGTACAGGAACAGAAAGAAATATCAGATGGTGTTAATGAGTTGTATTCAGATGATGAGGTTATCTACAATGATCCTTATATGAAATCTCTATATCCTCATGCGAATAAAATCTCATCTTATTATCATTGGATTTGTGGTTATGATGTTCTTGTTGTAGATGGTAAGTTAGTTGGGTATTTGACTGATGCTTTAGAACTATTAGCTTATGCTTATCACACAGGAGAGAATTACACAGACAGAGATGATCTTGAAATGAAATACTACGAACACTTATATTGTGGTTATGAACTTTGGGGATTTTTACCCTAAATGTTGACACAGAATAAAAACCCAAGTACACTTACACACAATCTATAGGAGATATAAAATGCAACTAACACCAACACACGAACAACAGACAATCTTAGATTCATTCAAAGAACATCGTATTCTTAAAGTAAACGCATGTGCTGGGTCAGGTAAATCTAGCACATTGAAAATGTTAGCTGAACAAAACAACCAACCATCGTTGTATGTTTGTTATAACAAAACTGTTGCTACAGAAGCACAAAACAAATTCCCTAAGAATGTAAACTGTAGAACAACACACTCACTAGCTTACAGTGTCTTTGGAAGTATGTTACAACACAAACTAAGTAGAGTGAAGGGTATTGGTTATATTAATGTAGCTAAAACTGTTTCAGAGATTGTTAAGTATTATCGCATTGAAGATATTACACCACGAGAAGGTGTAGCTGTTACAGCACGTACAATTGCAACACTAATCAAAGATACTGTGAATCGCTTTCAGAACAGTATGGATGAACACATCACAATTAAGAACATTCCGTATAAACAGTTAAAAGAAGTTTTAGATACACACCCTGATATTGATGAACCTACTCTTAAAGATAAGATTGTTCGATATGCAAATATTTTATGGTGTGATCGTATTAATCCAAACTCTGTAGTTATGGCAGAGCATGATACATACTTAAAACTATGGCAGTTATCTAAACCACAACTACCTTATGATATTATCTACTTTGATGAGGCACAAGATGCTAACCCTGTAATGCTAGATGTTATTATGAATCAGAAGCACTGTAAGATTGTCTATGTTGGAGATTCTTTTCAAAGTATCTATCAGTGGCGACAGGCTGTAAACGCTATGGAGAATATTGAAGCACCAACAAAGGTATTGTCTCAATCGTTCCGCTTTGGTAACTCCATTGCTGAGTTAGCTACATACATTATTGATGGGCAGATACATATTAAAGGAACACCAACAATTGAGAGCAGTGTTACCCAAGTGAACACAGAACAGTACACAATGATCTTTCGCACCAATGCTTGTTTGATTGACAATGCTGTACGCCTATTATCTGCTGGTAAACGTGTTAAGTGCGAGATCGACACAACTAAGTTTGAAAGCTTATTAAAGAGTGTTGAAGCTTTATTCATTGGAGATTCTAAGAATGTAAAAGATGAAGATATTTCTCTATATGGTACATGGAACGATTTGCTGGAAGCTTTAGATGAACACATAGAATACAAACGGATTGTAAATATTGTATTAGGTAATCAAACACAACGCTACTTATCAGCTTTGAACAAGATGAAGAAACAATCAAGTGATTTTGATATTCTTCTGATTACAGCACACAAGAGTAAAGGTATGGAGTGGGATAATGTAATTGTTGGTGATGACTTTCCTGTAGAAACTATTCTAAAACTTCCACATGAGAAAGGTTACAACCAACAAGAAATTAACTTATTCTATGTAGCTTGTACACGAGCTAAGTTGAATATACAACTGCCAGCAGAATTTGAGCAAGTATTTAATGAAGCTCTAAACGATTATGAAGAAGAGGATTTTGATGACTGAAGAAGAATACAAACCGTTTGATTTTAAGGAGTACACAGAGCACTTACAATCTGAAAGCTTTAGGAATGAACAAATAAAACAGTTAGTTCAAAACTATAGATTACAGAAAACTATCAATAGGGAGAACTTAGCTATTTTAAGTTCTTTCTCTGATCCAGAAAAGAAAGCTGATATATTTAATTCTGTTTGTCAGGTTTGGAGTGGTGTGTTAGAATCTGACACAGAAGTATCTACGATAGAGGATATTATTCTTATGTCTTTAGCTACAGAAGATTGTGTTAAACTGTTGTACGACAACAAGCACACCAACTACTTCCCCACTGGTAAAGTCTTTGAACAACACTTAGAACACCCTGTTCAAAAGTTATTAACTAAGACTAAGCACTTAGGAAAGAGACAAGCAAACAAACAGAAAACACCAATGCAAGCAATTAATTATGTTTATACAGCTAAGAGTAATAGTGATAGAGATAACAAGTTGAAAGAGATAGAGAAGTCTTTAGCTGAAGCTCACCATATGATTAGCTTATTAGCTGTTAATCAAATCGGATTGTCTTTACAAGTTGATCAAACTAACCATCAACTATCAGAAGTACATACAAGGTTAGCTTTAGTTGAAGATAAAGTTAAGGATGACAGGAAGTTAAAGTTGTATGCTCTTTACACTTCTAATAAGAAGACAACTAACTCTGAAATATCTAAAGAGATTGGTGTTAATGTTAGAACGATTAGAAGATGGTTATCCGAACTAAGAAGTTTAGGTGTTATTGAATGAAGTACAGAGAATGAGAGAAATCTTGTTCTCTTTTTCTTGTTTATGTGGTTACTAGCGTTTATCTGATATTCCGATACTAAAGTTGTGTTTTATCTAATTTTTCTCTAGGTAGGACATTTTGTCCCTTTTCCTTTAAAATTTCTTTATATAATAGTAAATATGTAAGAAAAATATCAACACAGAAATATCTAACCACATAAAATTTGATAAGGGTGTTGGTTAGAAAAGATAATAATTGTTATAATAAAAATATCCATAGGTACATAATAAAATAAATAATACTAATAAAGAAGATTCTTAAAATATCCATACTAACAAAGTTAATAAATCAATATAATACACCACATCAAAAGCACCTCTAGCACTCTATCAGTTAACAATAAAATTAGTATCAAAATATCTACCAATCCTATTGTTCTTTCATTGTTATTCTATTGTTATTATTCTATTGTTAACCCCCTATGGTTATTGGATTCCTACCTTAAAAATTATTTCTTAGGAAGTAGTGCTTTTCTTATCGTATTTTTATGGTCTATCAGAAATATCCAGTTTTATAGAAGTGTTGTTTAACAAGCACCATCACCTCATTATCAAAACCCTCTAAAATATAGAAATATCTAATAGAAAATATTCTACCCTTTCCTAGTAGTACCCTAACTTAAGTGATACTATTCTTAAGTTAGGCCGTCGCTAGGTTATGTTACCACTCAATCATATAGATGCGTTTGTGTTCTTTCTTCCATTGTATGTTGAGCTCTAAGTTCTGCAATTCATCTAACGACATACCAAATTCATCTTGCAACCAAGTGAATGCTTCAGTACGTGATCTAAATTTATTCTTTGATGATATACCTAACTCAAAGTTAACTACAATTAAAACCACTGGAAAGTTCATAGTGTTCTCACTTTCGTTGGTGTGTCTTGGTTGTGTTAATCACTAAGACTTACTGTCTTTGTATGTATTCATTATCGTTAATTGCACATACAGTGTCAACACTTTCATGCATATTTATTCATTTAATTTAGTTATCATTCTTGCATGTATTCATAACAGATGTACTTGTGCGTAACTCTGTGGATAACTATTAGTAAACTGTGGATATTCACATCCGTTCAGGGATAACTTTTAGTTGTATTTGTTAGTATTTGTTAGGGTACTATTGGTATAGCCAGTGGAGAATTGTTTAAGGGGTAGAGGTTGTCAAACAATAGAATGAATAAGAGATAACATTAGCAGATAGATTTTATAGAACAATATAATCATTATAAGATAATAATTCAATAAGCTAAATTAAATACATGCCCGTATATACTTATATATGCTTATTATAACGTGTTTAATAGTTTAAGCTGCTACGGTATGACATAATCACTTTATATACGCTTATATAGTGCATTGTATAGAATACTTTTATTAAGACGTAAAAAAGCCCCAGTTAAGGGGCATTGTGTGAAGGGTGGTTTTAATTACTTAAAAAATGGTCTAATATACTATTCATAACTGACAATGTACTCATAAATAAATCATGATCAATTTCGCATTGCTCCTTACTTGTATTAAAAGCCTTATATACAAGATCATAAGCTTTAAAATAAAAGTCTGCTGAAGACGTACAATCTTTCGTACTGAATAAAACATCTTTACCGTTTACGTTTAATACTAGAGTTTTCATTTTGTTACCCTTGTTTAGTAATTGCCTTGCTAGGCGGTATAAGATGATTATACATTAATTAAAAAGAAAGTGTAAACTATTTTTTCATTATTTAATACCTATTATCAAACTGATATAAACAAAAGCACATAGTAGGATCATAAAGCTGAATAGCGTTATCATATCGCCTAATGTGTAGCTATGCTTCTTTGTGCTGAATAATTTAGTGGATAGTAAGTCTTTCGATTCATATAAAGCACGCTGTTTTATACGTTTTATGCGTTGTAACTGTTTAGCATTCATATCTTTAGTCCCAATTAATTAAATCAAATACGTCTGCTACAATAATGTCTATACGTTCATCATCTACTTTGAAATGATCAAAGAAACAATCTGAGAAGTTAGCATTATATGGATGTGTTTGATCGTAGCCTTTCTCCCACTTAACGCCTGTTACTTCTAACACGTTACTTGGGAATACATCCCTGTCACATTTATCAATGTATTCTTCCGTAGTGTCATAACTGATAATAGTCCAAACACTACCGTCTTTTAGTCGAAAACCTTTTTTCATTTTTAATCCTCTTATTAGAATAACATACCTTTATCGTCTAAACGTAAAGCTTGTTCTTTCAATGTGATTTTATATTGTTTAAAGTTCATCACAAGATTCTCCCATGCGTCACTTGATTATGACGATATAAACCAGTATTTAAGATTTCGTTTAATGTGTTTCCGCTTGTATAGTCTAGTTTTAAAAGAAGAGTATCTTTACAAGAATTTGTTGCTTGTTTAAGCTTTTCATATTTCACCTTTAAAAGTTTAATTACAGTAAATCTTTTAAAACTTTATTACTTGATTAAATTATACAATTGATTTGGTGTATAGTTTTTACCATCGCTTAGTGTGAATATATAATCAAAAGTTTTATTTTTAACTTTTAAAATACTTCCACATTTTATATAAAAACTATCCCCAATGTTTAGGCAGTAAACTTTACCAACGTGTTTAAAGTGTTTAAATTGTTTAACTCTCATTTTAAAAGCCTTCCATTTTCATGCATTAACAATATTAACTTTTTTAAGTTTAGAATAATAATCAACATCACACAATAAATAAAAGCTATAATTTTGTGCAATCATATCGATTAAACTATAACAGCATGGTGCATAGGATTTAATAAGCTTTTTGCCTTTTATAACGTGAGCTTGTATTGTTACCTTTCCAGTCTGTCTATTTTCGTACCTATTGACTACTAGCATTGTTTAAATACCTTTAATAAAACAATCTTTATATTGTGATTCTTGCAAGCTGCACATTGATTCATTGTACACATTAATTTCGTATAACTTGCCATTTTCTAAAAGTACCCTATAAGCTGAATTAATCCAATATACTTTTTGACCTTGTTCTAACGCTTGCATAATTTCTAAATAACTCATTTTAACTTTCCTTATATAATGCCATGTTTAAAATCAAATTGTTTATCACTAATTTGGTATCGTGTACCGTTCAAAACCACATACAACAAAGGGTAATTACTAAAACACTTTGAACGTACTTTTAAAACATTTCGCTTATTTGCTTTTATTGCAATAAACTTATCATTTACTATAAAAGCATGTTTCAAGTTTAATTCGTTAATATGTTTCATTGTCTTATGCCTTTTATTTAGAATACAATTCATTCAATAACTTTTGATTATGATTAATCTTTCTGCCTGAATTAATCGCTTGTTTAGTGAACCATAATGACCAACCTTTATAAGATGCAAATCTTTCCACTGTTAAAAAGTCATTGTAGTATTCTATATATATTTCATTCAATTCTAACGCTAGTTGCTTTTGATTGATCATTTTATACGCTCACTTATTTGAGTTTACGAAAATAAACTTATATAAATCGTTTTAAATTGTGTGCATCATATCTCTATTAATACAATGCACGCTTGTTTAACCCTAAATCATTTGCGCTTATATTTGTAAATCGTTCTTTCCCCACAAAAAGAGTCGCAAACGGTTTCTTGGCTGATCAATTCTAAATCTAACCAAACTAGAAACGCCCTGCAATTTCTTAATTCGTTGCAAATTAGGTCATCATCTAAATATAATTGATTATCCACGTTAGATTCTTTATAATCGACATAAGTTAATATTTTCATTTTAAATACCTTAATACAATGCACATTGTTTGATGTTTATTTGCTTAATTCCCTACGGCTTACCCAACGGTATGAGCAGTTAGGCATGTTTTTAATGTATTCTAAAGCAACCAGTTTACGCTCTGTTAGTGTAGATGCGTGTAAGTCAAAAATGTTCTACATCATCCCAACCATAACCGCCATTTTGTTGCAATATTCTCCAATATGTATATTTAAGCTTTTTCATTTTACTTTCCTTTTATTAGTCTTGAGGCTCATTTTGTAAACCGTCTAAAATGTCGGCTGCAATCGCTTCACGTTCACTATAATAAGCATCATTCACTAAACTATTGGCTTCTTGCATGACGCAGTCTAAAGAGTTTTCACATCCTGAAAAGTCTAGGCAGTCTGCACTGTACTCATTAAAAGACGATCCTGCTACTACTTCCCACGCATCTGCATAGTAAATAACTTCAGGAGCACAGTAACTATTCTCATCCAATAAGTCACAGACATCACTAGGCGTTAGCTCGTTGATTTCGTCTTGTGATAATCGGCTTAAAACATCCTGAGCATCTGATTTAATAGAATCAAGTACAGTGCTTAAAGTAAAGTTTGACATGGTGATTTTCCTTTTAATGTGCATTATTGCACGGTGTTTATATATTAATGCAATCTAGCTTGTAAATTGCACTGTATATAAACTTAAAAACAAATTTGCTCTAGCACATCTTTACCATTCACAACAAACAAGACGCCTCGACCAAAACGTTCAGCTTCTTTTAGCAATTTAGCTTGTTTTAGAGCTTTATTTTCAAAACAATACACAACTTCAGTGTTAGCTTCATCAAAGTTTTGTTGAGCAACTTCAGATTGATAAGACACTTCAAAACGCATTTTACTATTTCCTATTTGTTCGTTTAGCTTGATTGCTTCCGATGTGGTCATATTAGTAAATTTATAAAACCGCGTCAACACCTATTTTAAATTAATTATAAAGTTTTTAATAAGTAATTGAATATTAAATAAAATTATCTTTTAAAAATACAATGTTTTTTGCATCCCTTGCATGTTTTTACGTTGTGCCGTGTTTTTTCAATGCTTGTTTTATTATTAGTGCATAAGGAAAGGCTTAAAACGTGGCGTTACCTGCTGGCAGCTTATAAAACTCATTTTTCACTATAAAGGAAACGCGCCTATGCGAATACACTAATAAGCATACTCAAGTCAATTTATTTTAAAAGTTTTTTGTAACTGTAAAGCTTATACAAGCTAGGAATTTAAGGTTATGAATAATCAATTCATTAATAACTAAAAGTTATAATTAAATCAAGTTATAAATTTTTAATTATTGATAAATATTTTTTATTTGTACCAATGAATTTGAAATTGAAAGAAGTTATACCGAAATTCAGATACCTAAAACTTTTAGGGGAAAAACAGGTCTGGCATGAAGTGACAAAATTTTTAGAATCGCTAGGTCAAACAGCAAATGCCAAAAAAATCAGTAACCGAAGCGTCCGAACCAAAGTGGGCATTAGTCATGTTTATCAAGGACTTAGGGTCTCAATACTAAAAGCACTCACAGTTAAATATGGGTAAATAAAAAGAGAGCCTAAGCTCTCAATCTGTAATTTCAACTGTCCAATTCATTAAAGCGTCATAAACTTTAGGGTCAATTTGATCTTTCCATTTGTTTGCTAAAGATTTGATATGAGCTTCTTTAACAGGTTTATAGGCATAGAAAGCTTCTTCAGGTGTATCATAAGTACCCAACGATTCCCACTTATCTCCTCTTTGTATTCTAGCTCTATAACGTGTCTTAGTGCTATTATAAATAACTCCCTGTGGGAAAGCTCCCCTAACCTTCTTATTATTAGGTAATGCACAATTGATTTCAGCAGGAACAAAACAGCATGTATCTTCAGAATAAAGCTTAACTCCTTTGGAAAGAATATCTTTATCTAATTGCCAACCATCTTCGTTAAATCCAACCTGTTGATTGCACCACTCTTTAAAATAAGAGTAGAATTTAAAATTCTCCGACATCTCAACGTCTTTATATGACGGAAGTTTGTCCCTAGTATTCTCATTATAGCATCGCTGTCTTATTCCATTCCAAACGCTATATTCTTTAGGTACAGGATGACATCTTCTCAGTTCGTTAGGCATATCCATAACACCAACTGCATATACAGGAAAAGCTTCATTGTCTCTGATCTCACCTTTCCTTATTTCTGATGTTGCTGTTTTACGGATGTTTCCTGTGTTTAAAAATTTAACGGTAACATCTCTATAGTTGATATACTCTAACACAAGTATATCACCATAACTCTTTGTTGGATAAACCTTACCCTCATATTCACTTTTCTTCAAAGCTAATTGCTCTTCTCTTTTCACTTCTTTACTCCTCTAATTAAACTTTTCTATAGGATTTTGACTTCCTATTCTGTGTACCGCAACGAATTAAAATATTGCAACGTTTTGATATTACTAGGGAAATACCTCTTAAAAACAAAATATTCAAGATTTTTAAATACTGATTTAAATTATCTTAGGAAATCAAAGTATGTGACCTTGACCTCCTAAATAAAAAGTATCTGCAATTCAATTTTGAATATCAAAAACCTGTAAGATTATTTGGTATCCCCTTTTAGAATACCTTCAACCAACTCTAAATAGTAGTCACCGCCTTGTTTCCTAATACCTGTATAGCACTTCTCCAAAGCATCATCAATACGCTTCTTTAGGTCATCAATCTCAGCTTGTTTGGATTGTTTGCCTGCTTCATAAAACTTGTAAAACTCAGGACGATTCATTTCTAAATCAGCTAAAGCTTTATTTACACGCTTCCCTTCACCAAATAGAATTAAAGCTTCTGTTAACTCATTCTTCTCTTGGTCTAGCACTTGTTCAAAACTTTTAGTCATTTTCATCTCCTTTATTCCTGCTAGTGTGACTAACTTAATATTTTCACTCCAGTAATCAAAATTCAAAGCTCCGCAGTAGTTGACTGTTGCAACTATAAAGTTGTGGTTACGCAAGTAATGATTCACAACACCATAACCTTTACTTTCTAAAACATTAACAATATCCTCAAGCGTTTGCTCTTTGTTAATTTCTACTTTAATGTTCTCATAATCACTCATTACCTTTCTCCTTGTCTAAATAAATTTGTTCTGCAATCCACTCAACAACATACTCTTCATGGAAGTTTAACAATATAATATTCTCGTCACTTAACTCATGCACCAACTCTGTAGTAATATCATGTGAGAAATCGTCCCAACTCTCTCCTGCACCATTACCATCTTTAAATAACTCTACGTTACCTGTATAACGAAATACGCAGTATTGACTCTCAATATACAGAGCAATTAAATTATTGTTCCAATCTATTGAGTCAAATTCGTAATTATTCCATAAACTAATAAATTTCATAACATAGTACCCCTACTAATAATCACAATGTAAGCAGTATATATCACCATCAAAGTATTTACAAGACCAACCATCTTGAATAATCACATCACATTTAGAGCAAACCACTTCATTTTTACTAAAATCACTAAACCAATAAGAACCACAACAATTGCATTGTGATGTATCTTCTTCTGTAATATTCCCGCATTGATCACAAATAAAATTCATAATCGCCCCTCAAACTAAATCAGTAAGGACAAAATTATTATCCCCATTAGGACGTTTCTCAATCGCATATTCAACAACACAACCTCTTTGTTTCAGTTGATCAACCACCCACAATATTTGTCTTGATGTGAGGGTTTTATATTCTTTCGCTGAAATCTGAATAGGTAATGTTTCCCCTACTTCGATATAGTATTCAAACATTTTATATATGTCAAATACAATCTTGTTTAGTGGAGCTTCTTCTCGTTTAGATTGGTATAGTTTACCAAGCTCTGATTTGTATTCTTTAGTCATTTCATTTCTCCTTAAATTTCTTCATCAACATAATAAACACAGGATTTGCGTAACCTGTCACCCACAACACACCCTCTGTTTTCTTGTATTTAAATTTAATAACTTCATTAAATGATAAACCGTTACCTTCATACACATCATATCCACAGTCTACTAACCAGTCCTTGAACTCGTTCTGAATTCTCTTGCTTCGTAATAACCAAGAGAAGTAGCGCGATGTTTTCTTATTACCTTTCATAGTCCATCTCCTTTAATTTATGATTTAAGTGTAATACAAAATAAGAAAGGGATCAACCCTAAAGTCAATCCCTTTTGTAATTAAGCACCTTTTGTCTTCAAATCTTGCTTCTTATACCAATCTAAAGCTTCCTCTAAACTAGAACATGTCTCATAACGATATAAATCTAAATCAGGACGATGGTAGTCAACTGTCCACGTAATGTCTACGCGATAATTGGAACACCAACCCCCTTGATCTACGTCTAATTCAATTGTTCCATAAGGCAACTTAATGTCATTACCGTCTACATCTTTAATCATATTTTCATCCCCCTTAAAATGGTGGTAACAGCATAATCTGATTACTCTTACGTTTAGCTACATTTGTACTTGGTGAGTAGTATTTAGCTGTTGGTACATAATCATAAGTAAACTCAATTGTCTTAGGATTTACTTTAGTGATTACAACGTGCTTAAGTTCAATACCTTTACCCTCCTTAACCCAAGTTAAAACCTTATCTCCAACACCAACTTCTTGGCAATACATATCAATCATAACAACTTCTCCTCATCAATCCACACTTCATACCTTTTAAAGACTTCTTTATCTTTACAAATATAAGACGTAATATAGTCGCCATAAATTTGAATAAACTCATGAAACTACAAACAAGCCTTACCGTTTACAACTTCTAATTTATGATCAAAAGAAAATTCTTTATAATAATCTACAAATACTTGCAAACCTAACTCTGTTGGTTCAAACCATACATACTTATTCATATTGAATTTAATCATTTTAATACATCCTCTATTTTATTAAACAAATCGTTTAAGAACAACCTTTGATCATCTGAAGTGTTCTGTTTAAACTTCTTAATTAAATATAAGGCCTTATCAATATTAGCTTGCCGCTCTTGTTGTCCATCGTAAAACCCATCATCGTATTGATCACTCATGTTAAATCTCCTTAACACCCTAATACATAATATTCGTTTGAAGCATTTAATCGTGTATTCTGATTAACTTGTTTAAACTTACCATTTGCATTGTACACAATTGTATAACCTGTTAGATAAGCTTTTAATGCTTGTTGTTTAGTTAGTAGTTTCATTTAATTTCTCCAAATATTCTTCAGCAGTTACAACAACAAAGTTTCTTCTTTCAACACCATATAACATACCATCATCTCCAATGATAATCCATGATTTTCGATTAAATGTTGCGTGTGGATCATATATTTTATAACCAGCTTCAGTTAAAGCTTTACGATTAACTTTGGTGTTTTGAAATTTAATTAATTGCATAACTATGTCCTTATTTCAAAAACTTTATTATTACCAACAAACTCAGTAACACTTGATAGCTTAAAACTTTTGTATGATTTACTTTGGCAATCAAACACACGTACAATATCTTGGTTAGCATTCTTAATAACTTGCTTGTTTGGCTTTTTACTGAGATGACGTTTGATTTTAGTTTTGCAAAACATAGTACGATTCTCTCCGTTAGCTTTAACAAAAGATACACGGAATAATGAAGCGTTTGTTTTGTTGATTTCTTTACGTAGTTGTTCAGTATTCATTAAACTAACTCCCAAGTATTATACCCAAACCACATTGTGTTTTCACCACGTACAAAAACTTTATGACCTTGTACCTTATAAGATGGTGTAGTTTCTTCCACTCTTACATCAACAATTATAAATGTTTTTGTTGGATTCATACAAGTAATTGGGTGGTCTGCTTTTGCTTCTTTACCAATTAAAAATTGCTCAATTGTTTTAAATTTCATAACATATCTCCTTACAGACTTGACATATACTTTGTACAAATATCGCAATCACAAGTGTTTTTCACTTTATTTAAATCTTCAAGAATTTTATCTTTTAGCCAATTAGTTTGAATTGGAATTAATTTTTCACAGTCCTCTAAGTTCTTTAAAGCGCAACTTAAAGTGTGCTGATTCTTTCTTGTGTTGGTGTGTACAATAACAGCACCCATTGAATACATTGCATTAACTAGCTCTTGTTGAGACTTTCTAAAATAATCTTGATAAGACTTTTGCATCTCAACAATAAGATTATTCATTCTCTCAAAGTCATCACCAACCATCGCTTTAATAATTAACATATCTTCATCAACTTGTTTCATGTTAATCTCCTTTAGATAACATTTTCGTTTCGATAAATACATAGTACACAAATAGAAAAAGCATGTCAACAAATTAATGAAAAATTGCTAACATGCTTGGGGTTATTACGATTAAAACTTCTTACCGTTCTCTTTTAAGCGATTCTCAACCTTATGATCTGCTCGTTGTGCATTGTAGGCAAGCTTCTCATAAATAGCTCCTTGTAAATCTAACCCTAGACCACCACACATATCTAAGATACGAATAACAGCATCAGCAAGCTCTACTTCAAGCATAGGTCGATGAGGTAGTTTATCATCCATTAGATTCTTACGATGACCCTCCATTGCTTCTGACACTTCTGAGTGAATTAAACAAAGCATCTCAGGAATATTACGTT